TTTTTTAGCATTCATGTCATCTGCAACACCTTGTTTTTCAGTCATAGAGACTGTTCCGCTATAAACTTGAAACGCATTGGATGCTTTGGTTTTTGAAGAATTGTATAGTTCTTGAATATCTTCAATCTTAGCACCAACTTTTTCTGCTATAGATTCAATTGTTTGTAAGTGTGAGTTTGACTTTATATAAAACTCTTTCACTTCGTCAATAACAAACTTTTTATTTTTCATGCTATGGCACTCCTGTCTGCGTTTCTAATAAAAGATGTTTTTTTTGTTGTAAGATATGAAATATAATGATTAAAACACTCTTCACTAACTTTTCTATAGTGATACTTGTTTTTTCCAGTATAGTTATCAAATCTTCTTAGTTCTTCAACAAGATCTGTTTCTGGATCAAATAATTTGCTTGGACTAAAAGATGAAAGGCACATTTTAACCCAGTAAGAATAAGTGTTGTTGCTTATATCTAATGATTTTTTAGCCAAACAGAAAGCTTCATTAGGATCTATATCGTTTGCATCTTTATCATATCCATATGATTTTATTTCTGGATCATTGTAAATTTCCATTACTTTCTCCTAGAAGTTTTAAATAAAATATTTTCATCGTCAATTACAATATCATCTAAATTTGTAATTCCAGTATAGTGCTCTGGATTTTCTTTGTTTTCAACAATAATTCCAGCAGCACGAAATATTCCTTTTACTTCTGTAATAAAGCTTTTATCGTTACAATAACAGCATTCTGCTACACATTGCCAAACAAATGGTGTTCCATCACTCTTTTTTTCATTTGGCTTTACAATCAAAACATCTACTAATGGTTTATCGCAATTGCTGCATTTTATAATCACATGTCCACCATCTACTAAACCTTCTTTTGGTTTTTCTTTTTCGTCTTCTTGTTTAAGCTTACTCATTTTTTTTCTCCTTTGTCTATGTATTTCCTAATGTTCTTAATCTTATCAACATTTAGTATCTTGTCTTGTTTTTCAAGACCTTTTACTTTTCCTGATCTCCACCAAGGAAGCTTATTATCTGCTTCTTCTTTTTCCTTTGCAATCTTTTCTTTTATTTTTCCACCCTCTCTTTTAAAATTTTGTTCGCTTATCTGACCCAATGTTTCTCCACCTTTCACATAACTCATTATTCCACCAGAAAACACTTGAACCAATTTATTTTTTTTACAAGTTGGGCATTTTTCTAAATGCCCTTCTGCAAAGGTACGAAACTGTTCTGTTAAAGCATTGCAATTTTCACATATGTATTCGTAGGTTGGCATATTAAAATCCACCCTCTTCTTCTTCATCATCGTCATGTAAATCAACACAATATTTCATCTTCCAAGAATCGTGAGTAAACTCAAGTGCTTCTGGTGGAAAACCATCACGCATAACATTTGCATCTAAATCAAAATAAGCAACTAAAATTTCATTAGTTTCTTTATTTGTGTTAACAACAGTCATTGGCATACTTCCAGACTTCAAACAAACAACATCACCATTTTGAAATGACTCATTCATAATTACCTCTATATATATTAGTGCATTGTTCATATAGATAGTCATCAGACATGGGCATTGATTTTATTCTTTCTAGATTGTTATTGATTGCATTCATTTTACTATTATACAATTCTTCGTTTAAAGTACCAATATCAAATCCACCTTTGTATTGTATTATTCCGTTTTCATCAAAAAAGTTTCCTATTTCTGGATTGCCTAAGTATATTGGTATCGTTCCGTAAGCAAAACAATCAGTTAGCATTTCGGCAAAAAAATAAGAATTAAAATTATTTTGTATTACTATAGAAAACATGTAGTCTTTTAAAGCATTTTCTTTTTTATAAAAGTTGTCGTATTTTTCTCCAGTGTACGGAGAATCAAAAGCACCACCATAAATATCGACTTTATCTTTATATATTTGAGCAACTGAGTGTCTGTATAGATGTTCTTTGCAAGACTTTTTGTTTGAACAAATCATTGAACATTTTTTTGTTTTTGGGTAAATGCCCCAAAACTCTCTTGGTGTCCAAGGTATATTGCTGCAAGAATAGGCAAACTTAAATCTTGGATCTAATGACAATAGATACTTATCAGATGTGAAAACAAAATCCAAAGAAGAGAAGATATTCTTGTAGTTATATTTTATGTATTCATAAAGATTGCCATAAATTGTAACGGATTCACATAACCAACCAACTCTAAGCACAGATTGTTTTTTGGGAATAGAAAATGATTCTTGAACTATAGAATAATCTATAAAGACTTCTATATCTGAATCGCTTTTTGTCCAATCAAATAGTGTTGGTTTAATGTTTGAACAACTGGAATGCTCAATGTTAAATGGAGCACCAAATGCCTTAAGGGTTCCTCTTTTTAACATTTTTCCTTTTTTCCTTTTTAAGCTTTTTAATCCTACAAGAACATCTTTTTGGTTTTTTTAAACTAGTTCTTATCATAATAAACACGCACCGCCAGCACAAGCCAGTTCGCCTTGTATATTTATTGTAGATTTTTCTTCTAAAACATTTAAATAATTTACTTCTGAATAACTATCTACTAATTTATTCCATAAGTCTAAGTTATATGCATCTTTAAGTGCGTATGTAGCGTACTTAATATTAGAAGAAAAATATTCGTCTGCATATTTTTGCACTATGATTTTCCAAGATTCTTGCTTCTTATCTTTTGGTTCAAAATAACCAAGAACACAAGAACATGAATCCCACAAAGAATTAAAGCTATACTCAGAAAATTTTGGGTATATTTCATAAGCCATAGATGTAGCTTCAAAACCCCAATTTTTTATTTGTTCTTCAATTGAATAAACTGCTGTAAATGGTGCTTGATTATAATCTTTATCTCCACTAGAAGCTATAAGCGATATTCCAGCAAGATCTGCACGATGATCATAAATATAATCTTTTACCTTATCCCACTCATCATCTTGTACATGTATTGTATTAGACACATTGTGATTTAGTTCTTTTCTAATGCAAAGCTCTGGATTTTTACCAGAAACTACCCAATTTTTATATGTTGAAACAACATTGTCCAACATAGATATAGCATTTATTTCTTCCTTAAGTACTGTGCCATCTTGGCTTTGCACACAAAACCTTATACAATCATCTGTTTTATTAGATGACCATACAGATTCTTCACATGCTTGAGGATTAATGGTTTTAAAGTGTTGATAAGGAGATTCAAGCTGGTTAGCTTGGACAATACGGAAATACCTCCTGCTATGATCTGGATGAATGCCTGATGTTGAACCTAATAAAGCAGCAGAATTGCCTTCTGGTTTGACACAAGTCGTTCTGGCAGCAGGGTTTATGTTTAAAATAGAGGCGTACTTTTTATTTGTATTCTTTACTATCTCAGCACCTTTCTGCTGAATTTCTGGATTTAAAAGTATTTTTGGATGATGCTGCATACCATTAATTGAAACGCCCAATAATGCCTCTTTACGAGCGATAAGTTCTGTAACATGACCCAAGTATGGGAAATTGGTAAAAGATGCTTGTAATGTACCAATAAACGCAGCAGCAGCACATCTTTCGTAGAAGTCTTCTTCTGAAGTTATTGTTTTTCCATTAATGGTTGATAAATTGCAGAATCCCCAACCAGAAAGACCGACCTCATCTTCTGGCATGTCATCTTTGCATGACTCTTTTGTTGTTATTGGTCCTTCATATAATGACAAAGCCTCGGCTAGTTCTGGACTGTTCTTCTTATAGAAGTGCCTAGTTATCCATGATATCTCACAGCATGGATTGCATAAGACATCGTAAAAATCAGCAAAGAAAAATCCTGGCTCACCAAACTCTTTTGTTGCTTTAAAAAGATTTTCAAACACTTCTTTACTGGTGTGTTTTCTATGAAGCAGGGCAGAGATGTTTGCTCTAGCCCTTTGTGGATTAGTAAAATACCAATCGCCAGTCTTTGCATTGATCATCAACTCGTCATCAGCAGAGAACAAGGCTATAGTTGCAGATCTACGAACACCGCCAGAGATAACAGCATCAGCAGTAAACATAACTATGTCAAATGCATCTATTGTTCGTAATTCTGTCTGTCCATTTGCAATGCACCTTTTAAGTAAAGCCTCAATATTTTCTAAAGCTTTCTGTAAAGGTTCATGGCCTGGAGCATTGCCTATGCCACAACCCAAAGGAGAACCCTTTTCTCTTATATCTACATAACTAAATGCAACTTCAATATCTTTGTATTTTTCAAACCCTTTTATTGGAGTTTCAAAATATGAGGAAAGAAGAACGCCAAGAGCATCTGCCCAACCTTCAATTGAATCTTCAACCCTGTGAACAAGATGTTGATAACAACATGTTTCTGGATCTAGTCTAGTGGATGAAAATTTTGGTAATAATTCGACATGGTGTTTTTGTACACTAAACCCAGTTCCAGATCCGCAAAGCAATAAATAAAAACATTCTTGAAAAAATCTTAATCTATCGCAATAACTAGCAGAACAATTAAATATTCTTGCGTTATGTTTAAGGATTGGTTTTCCACCAAATTGTAATGCTCTTTGTGAACCTAATATTTTTTGATTTTTAATCATCCCATAATATTTTTCAATATCTTCATGCAAGGAAGGATTAACTTCAATCATCATATCTTTTATTCTATCTACGCTTTCATCCCAAGTTTCTCGTCTTTTTTCAGACTCTATCCATCTAGCGTACTTAGAAACAGCAGTATATTTTTGCAATTCTTTAATTGACATAAAAACCCCATCTTCCCTGCTGATCGCAAGGATAAGCGGAACTCTAAAGGTATGTAATACTGGCGATTACCAGCGGATATAAATACACCCATAACAATGATAAGACAGATCAAAATCTTACTTATTTTTAAACATGTTTCAATAGTAATTTTTATTTAAGTTGATATTATATCTTGATCAATCACAATGAATTTTTATGGAGAAAAATTATGGATCAAGAAAAAACAATTGCAATTTGTATTGTTTGTACAAATTCGTATTTTATTCTTGGATTAAGATTTGTTAAAAAATTTAATCATTATTACAAAGGAAAATTTAAAATAAAATTTTATTTGTTTTCTGATTTAGATCCAACTATGTATTTACCTAATGTAAATGTCAATTATATAGAAGATAAGCATGATCATTGGCATGAAGGAACTAATTCAAAATTTAAAAATATAATTAAAATTGAAAATGAAGATTGTGATTTTATTTATTATTTTGATGCAGATACAAATATAGATAAGGATTTTGATGAGTCATGGTTTTTAGGTGAGCTTGTGGGCGGGGAACATTATGGAAATCGTTCTTGGTTATCTGATGGAAAAGGTTTTGATAGAAATGAAATTGGAAAATCCTATGTTCCTTTAAATAGCAAGTTAAAATATACTTATTATTATGGTGCTTTTTTTGGTGGTACAAAAGAAAGAGTTATAGATTTTTGCAAGACATTAAGAGGATATCAAATAGAAGATAAAAAAATTAATTATGAACCACCAGTAAATGATGAAAGTTATATAAATTCTTATTTTCATTTTAATCCACCAGACAAAACAGTTTTGACAGAAGACTTTAAATTTTTAATTAGTGACAAGGGTGGAATTGGAGAAACTAGAAATACAAAATTAGATATAAATGCTTTTTTGCTTCAGATGTTAGAAAATAAAGATAAAACTTATGATATACAGCATGGATTATTAAAATTAATTGATTAATGAATTTTCCTACAAAAAAATTCGTAATCATATTTCCAATGTGGATTTAAATAATAATCACCTAAAACTATGTCTTTTCTTAAACCCTCTATATATTTTTCTGCCTCTTTAGAAATACCTTCTTTTCCATGACTTAACCAAGTTGCATGATAACTATTTGTAGTAGATAATCTGTATAAATAAAAAAAATCTTTTATATCTATTTTTTCACTAACATATTTTTCTGATGCAAAAAATCTATTCATTGATATTACATCTAAATCAATTCCATCGTATTCATAATAACCTCCTGCTTTTTCAAAAGCGTCTTTATAAATACATAAATTAGTATGATACAATAAATCAGCTTGGAAATAATTAAGTGCATTCATTATATTTTCGGCATTTAATTCATAAAAAGCATTTCTAGTGTGAAATATTTTTGTTTTATTTAAAATCATTTTATTTACAGAAAAAGATATTTTGTTTGAAAGATAAATATCATCATCTTCCCAAGGAAAAAGTATTTCTCCAGTACAATATTTTACACAATCATTAAATTTTTTTCCTAACAAGCTTTCTTTTTTTTTGTAATTGTATATTTTTATTTGTGGGTGATCAAAATAAATTGTTTGATCTGAGAAATCATTTAATATTATTAATTCTTTTTCGCCATCATAGTCTTGAATTAAAAAACTGTGTACTGATTCTTCAAGTAAACTCACTCTTCCATATGTTGCACAATAACAACTAACTTTTGGATTTTTCATAATAAAACCTAATTGTTATTAATTTACAAAAAGACTAGAATATAATTCATAATTTTCCCAATAGTAATTTAATGAAGTTTTTTCTTTACTGTATATGCTGTAATGTGATGTGAAGTGATAACCATGATTAACATGAACTGAAGGATTAATGCAGTTCCATTCTTCAATATTGTTATTGTCGTGTGGTGGTTCTGCTATACCAGAATTTGCAATTAAAGCGTTTGGCAAAATTGATTCAAAATGTTTAATTGCATAATCAAACTTCATAGTAATTTGAGATAAAGGCTTATCATTTCTAATTTTATGTTGCCATCCATCTTTAGATAATCCAATATAATTCATGTTACATATACAATTACCAGAAAAATCATTGTAGTCAAAATATCCATCTGGATATAAACAATCATGTTCTAAAAAACTAACATACTTGTAATTTTTATTTTGCATTCTTGAAAAATATAATGCTTGTAGGATTTGCAAAACTTGATTTAAATGACTAGATGTTTTTGTTTGTGCAAATATTTCTACGAAAGGGTTGTTTGGTATTTTGTTCCAAACACATGTTACAATATCTGCTAATCCATAAGATGAATCTCTTATTGTTTGCATAGAATAATCTATTGCATTATATATTAATTTGTTATTATTGTTTGTGTAAAATATACCTAATTTTTCTTTAAAAAATTTTGGATATACTAAATAATGATTTTCATATGATTCTGCTTTTTCTCCGTTATCAAATTCAATAATTAATTTTTTTAAATATCCTGGATTTGTATCTCCAAATGTATCATTAGAAACAAAAATGCTGATTTTTTCGCCATTAAAATAAGGAACTACTTTTTCTGTTACATCTTTTGGTCCATATCTTGCACTAACTATTTTCATTAAAAGCTAACTCCAAGATAGAAGCTATTTCTTCAACAGAAAGAGATTGAAGCATTTCTACTATTGTGTTAGATATTATTTTAGCATCATTTTCTGGAACATTTGCTTTTATTATTTTGTTGTAAATATTTTTTCTAATAAACATTCTAACTAAAGGACCACCACGCTTAATTATTAAGGCTGTTACTTTAGATGATTTGCAATATTGTATTATTTTTATACCTTCAAATATAAGACTAACAATCATAATTATTGTTATAATACCAATAGCATCATACTTTTTAAGTGTTTCTGATTTTTCTAATATTTGTTGTATTTTTTTATGCGACCGCATTATTTTTTTCTCCGTCAAGTAAAACACTCTTCTTGTTTTGTATTTTTCTTAACTTCATTTATTAATTTGTAAAATGAAATAGAATCTTTTTCTATTAATGCGAATTGATCTTTAGATATATTTTGATTAAATAACAAAAAAAGAATTATGTTTAACATGATTTATTTTTTCTTTTTTATAATGGATTGACTTGTTCTAATTGCCCATTCAATACCAGATGTTCCACCCCATCCTAACCATGCAACTACTGCTGGAATAGTCCAAGGCTTAGTTTTATACTCTGGTTTAGATTTTGCTTTTTCGTAATTAGATCCATGTCTATTGAATTGAGCCATTCTTTTTACTGTATCGGCAGACAACATAGCATTTCCAGCCAAGTCTCTTGCTCTTGCCCAACCTACAGCAGTCATTCCTTTACATTCTTTTCCATACTTTTCTTTCCAAGCTAAGACTTTTTTTGCATTATTTCTTGCTGATTGTGGGGCATCATAAGTTTCAGCAGATTTACTAAAATAATTTTCAATATCTGAAGAAGCTTTACTTTTAATTATTATGTCTTTAATAGAATTTAAAAATTCTGAATAATCAATTTCTTCGTACAAATAAGAAGATGAGGATTTTTTTGAACTTTTTGGGTGACCTTCTGGCAACAAATCATTATCTTGTTTGTAATTAGGATTTGATGGTCTTTTGTTGCGAAGTAAATATAAAAAAGCTCTAACTCTAGCTAAACCCCACCCTGTTCTATTCATGTTTGGTGCGTGACTACTAGAAAATGCTCCAGCACCTCTTCTAAAAACAGATTTTAATTGACCCATATTGACTTTAAATTCTGGATCTTTTTCGTTGTGTTTCTGCATTAATGCTTTAATTTTATCTTCTGTTTCTGAAGATAGCTCTATGTTTTTATTTGGTTTATTTGCAGAGTCTTTTGGGTTTTTTTTAGAACCCCTTTTTTGTTCTTCTGGTTTTGCTGGAGTTTTTCTTGGATCATCCTTGTCAGGTTTTCCATATTGCAAACCTTCAGTTTTATCTATCATATTAGATCTTTCTAAATAAGCATGAATAATTTTTTGTCTATCA